GATTGTATTTGTAAATAGATTTGTTTTGCTTTTAAAACAAAAAATAACGGTGTACTTTTGCGTGAAAGTTGATATAATAAATTAAGAGTTTTTCCGGAGGGTGGATACCTCGTCTTCGGTTAAGTATTGCCACTCATCAGTATGACCTACAGACCATTTCGGTTCTGTTTCTACACGGTAATTTTGAGTACATACTTTAAAGTCCGGACGTTTTAATTTATCTGGAGTTAGACTCGAGTCACGCCATATAACTCTATTATTAGGTTGAGCCGCAAATTGTCCATTATCGAGTCGAATAATATTGAAACTTTTATGCTCAGGATCATGTTCACTAAAGTTTATATCTATACGAGATTTATCTGGATGAGCATTATCGATTGTAAAACAATACTCGCCCGCATGCATCTGCTTGTCTTTGCCGAAAAACTCACACCGACTTAGTATTGGTTTTTCAACAACAGTTATGTCGTAATCAAAGCAATCCCAAAGCTGCAGAACATCAAGAGGAAGATCACCATGATCTGTTTTCCAAACGAATGCTGACAGAGGAAGCTTGTCATATAGTGCTCCATAGTCTGTAAGAAGTGTTTCAAAATAAAGTGCCTTATATTGTGTTGATTTAACCGAGATCCAAATACCAGGAGTATACTCACCATGTCCGTGTTCATGGTCATAAAGATATTCCTTACGAACGAAAACGTTTTCGAGTGGTAACGGATGAACTAAGAAACTCAATGGTACGTACCTTTCGGTTTAAAAGGAATAACATTTGATACACTTGAATCGATGTCTTCTATGAGAGATTTTTCGTATTCTCTTTCTGCTTCATCGTATTTATCTTGTAAGAATGCATCCATTTCTTCTTCGGTCATTTCTTTCATGTTTTCTTGTATTTCTTGAAGAGAAACATTAGTATGCTTACGAATACTGTTATACTTATCAGCATCACTCAATGCACCAGCATAGTGTAACATTACAGTATCTGATGGAGTACTTTCACTTACAATATGAATAGAATTCAGTGCCACTAAATCAAGCGTGTCGTCTTGAAATGAAACCCATGGCTTGAATGTGTAATAGCGTGTATTAGATTCTAAATCGTCTGTTGTAATAATCTTCATAGCTCGACGAACGATGACATCCGTTTCACTATCAGCATTAGTCTCTACCAGTTCACATATTACTTCATCACCGGAAGTAAGTTTAAACTGTTTATACACAGTACTGCTCATGAATTCAACTCCAATTGAATTGTCTTATAATTAAATTCTTCTTTTTTATATATCTTTAATCTTTCAAAGGAATGTATAAGACAAAAATTCTTGCGATTTTTCCAACTTATATCATCTGATATATCATATAAAGTCGTAGGTTCATCATTATCAGATTTTCTCAGTCCTCGTCCAATCGATTGAAGAACTCTGATTTGAGATTTAGATGGTGACGCGAAGATTATGTTATGGAGATTGCGAATGTTAATCCCAGTACTAAAAGTACCAAGACTTGCAACAATGATAGCATCATTTTGTTTTTCTACAATTCCTCTAATAGCTTCACGATCTGTAGCAGATACACCACCCGATACAAAAAATACTTTACGATTTTCTTCTACTTTATTATCTATAAGGTCAAATAGTGGTTTACCGTGCTTTTCAACATAATTGTAAAGCACAAGTGTATTACCCTTTAGGTCAATTGCTAAATTACGAATAAAGTTATTTCGTTTTTTGTTTTCAACTATGAAACCGATTTCGTCTTGATATGTCTGTTGCCCAAACTCTTTTCGAGTTTTTTCATCGTATTGTAACATGATACGTTTAATGTTGAGTTTCGCAAGTGTATCGTTATCTTGTAATGATTTTGTAGTGGTGACGCGATATATCTTACCAAAAAGTCCTTGGAGTACGAGTTCATGTGTTTGAGCTCCATCAAGTGTACCAGTTGTACCAAATCGGTATTCGGCTTCACTGGCTTTATTCATAATTGACATTAATGATTTTGATTTAAATCCATGGCACTCATCACCAATTACCATACCAAATTGAGCAAACCACTGCTTGGGTAATTTGTAGATTGATTGCCATGTACTAATACAAATGGCATTTTCAAATACTTTATCTTTACCTGAATAAATTTTGTGCATAGCACCTTCTGGACAACCATAGTCCATAAAGTCTTTGTGCATTTGTTCTACAAGAGATGTTGTAGGTACAATGATAAGTACTCTACCACCTTGCGGATATTTGTAACCTGTCGTTAATCTCTGTATCCAATATCGTGCTAACACATATATGATAAGAGATTTACCAGACCCTGTAGGAGAAAGAAGAACACCGCGTTTACGATGAATGCCGGTTGATACTGCGTCAAACTGATAGTCTCGTATCTCGTATGGTAACTCTAATGTCTTAATAAAGTCATATAGATCTTTGACATCTACTTTATTATAATCATCAGGCTTGCCATATTTCGATTCATCACACTCAATTTCATAATTACGTTTTTCTGCAAATTCTAGTAAGTGAGGATAGAGTCCAGCCGGCAACTCTCCGGACATGACTGAAAACAATCGAATCTTGCCATCCCATAATCGATTACGATATGCCGGCATGAATTTATAGCCAGGAACATAAAAAGAGAAAAACTCATTCAGTTCTTGTGCTGTTCCGCTTTCACAATTAATATGTAAGTTAGCGTGGTTTAGTTTCCTGACTCGAATTGTTTCCATTTGATTATATTTGAAATCGTCTGATGACGCCAATTAATGTTATTGATTATGTCTGTTAAAGTATCTATAACAGTCTTATAGTACTGTATTTTTTCCTCAGATTTCTGAATTTCAGGATCGCTATCATAATAATAATCAAGCTCACCTTTAAGTATTTTGAGACCGTTAAAAGGATCAGCCTCCCAACCAAGTTCCTGTAGGGTTTCCGCATCCATTTTACCATTATAATATAACCATTTCTGTTTCAATAATACTTTTTGCTGGAACTCAGCACGTTTCATTTGTAACTTTGCAGTTGACAAAAGTTCTAGATATTTAGCATGTAAGATTGGTTGTTCTCTCGAAGATTCATCGAGCTTATTAGAATTAATCTCACAGTCTTTCGACCACATTTCATGTATAGTTTTCAAATCAATCATAATGTATATTATACCATAGTATGTTTATAAAGTAAACTAATTATGATGCAGCTATTGTAGAACCATCCGTAATATTAGTCCAATATGGTGCACCAATATTCTGCCCACTATTTGTTAGTGTTGCATAATCAACCCAGTTATTAGTATCATATGTCCCACCTATACTTCCACTATAATACTGAAGTTTCATTTCAACAGGTGTTCTAGTGTTATTATTTCCTTGATATGTTCTAATTTTTAAGAAGTTCATAGTAGTAATATCTCTTGCAGATGCGAAACCAATAGCCAAGAATGAATTGGCTGGTGTATACATATAGAATCTAGAAGTATCACTTGCCCTCATAAATTCTTGGGTAGAGCTACTAACACTATTCTGTTGACCCAATGCTGCATCAAAATAATCTGCACCGGTTAAAGGATTGCCTGTAGATTTAAACATGCCATATCGATCATATCCAGCAATAACTGAACCGTCTGTGTTATGTGTATGAGATGATAAGAAATCTGTATTGATTGCACCATTTAAATCAGTATCAGCACCTAAACCTTCACCACCATTTGCATTTTGAATATCAAATAGATTTGATGCGTGACTAGGTGGATTTGTGATTAACAACCTCCAAAGTTGTACTGCATTACTTAGTGTATATGTAATTGTTTGTGCCTTTGAAACAAAACTAATCCCATCTGAAAACTTATATGTATATACAAAACTACCGCCATTTGAATCAGCTAAGTTTCCTGCTGTTGCATTTTCACTTAAACTGTCTGAGGAAAATGGAGTAAAAGTAAATACTGAGGAATCTGATGTTATAGAACGGAAAAGATACTGACCAGAATCAGATGCAAAACTTTGATTTAAAAGATTAGCATCTGAATTATCAGAATCAGCAGCTTTTGCTGTAACTGTCAACGGCGTTGCTGAATCTGCTACTACTGCAGAAGCTAACGGTTCTGTTTGCCAGCGAGGTGTAGCATTAAGTAACACAGCATTATACCAGCCGGATCCATTTGAAATGTAATATCTTTGATTGCCAGTTACAAATGCCTGGTCTCCTGCAGATAATCCAGTGGTAGGTAAGGAGTTCAAATCAGAATATGCAGTCAAACTACTTCCAATAACCAATCCACTACCTTCACTATCGCCAGTATGTGTCAATCTAAAATTGCTGCTGTTATCTACTTCTGTTTTGCTCAGTATATTAGCGATGTCTCTAGTTCTTGATGCCATGTTTATGCCGTAAATGTTCCGCTATCAGTAAATGTGTATTCTTAAATTCAGGTATTTTCATTTTAATCATCAGCTGGGTCAGGTGTATTTCCCTCTTCAACCCATCTTAAATATTCTTGCCAATGTCTATTCTTAGGTTCTTTAGGTATGCCTAAGTTATGTCCTACTTTAATCACACCACCTACGCTACCATCTTTAATTTTATACTCTTTATATAATGCTGGCATTAATCAACCTCCGCGTCAAATGCAAACCAAACACCTGCGTTATTGTTTGGTTCAAATAAATAACCTCGAGCGATTGTAAAACCTGTACTCGTAATACCTAGTTCCATTGAATTTCCCCCACCCCAGCCGTTGCTTTGTAGTGATGAAGGATTTCCGCTAGCTCCAGTGCCTGTAATGCCAAAGTAATCAAAGTGTGAGGCAGAAGAATATGTAACTGAAGGATTGGTTCTTGGCTGCACTGTTAAAAACATAGGGCAGTTAGCACCCGTAGAAGAGAATGGCACCATTAAGTTTAAACCAGCGTAGTTACTAAATCTATCATACCTTTGATAATATCTTTGGCATCTTGCTAGCTCTTCTGCTTCTGTTCTATGTCTAAAAGGTGTAGGTCTACTTCCTACTTCCATTTTTACACCCGTCAAATAAAAGTTATTTGACGTGTTATCCAGACAGTTTACTTGTCCTGCAGCACGATTCGCTGCAGTATTATTCCAAGTGTTATCATTGAGCGTGCCACCAGCATATGTAGATCCTGATGCGAGCCACCAGAATATTCTTAGTTCTGATTCATCTTCATTTGGTAATGCAGTTGCGGTGTAACCAGAAAATGTTAGTGATTTGAATTCCCATGTATCCGCTGAGTTTACAGTATAAGCTCTACTGTTACCGTAAGCGGCCGAGTTGTGATACAACTCAACTATGTGTGTACCGGTCTTAGGTGATCTTACCCAAAAAGATATTGTTACATCTTTAGCACCAGCCGTTCCGTATTTTAAACTCTGTACATCTCTACCTTCAAATACATATCTTATAATGCCGAAGTCGCTTGCAGCTAAGCTAGTGTCAGCTGTTGTAACATCAACTTTCATTGCACTTTTAAAACCAGTATCACTTAGACTTGTTGCTGAGTCAGAAGAACTAGTTATAACCGCGGCACCTATAGTATTAAATGCAAATCTATCCGGATTATGCACAACACCATCAGCAGCGGATACCGAAAGTGCACCTCTCTGCGCGATCTGCATTGCACCGTTGATTATTAAATTTTCGCTGTTTAGATATTCTGAATTTATGACGATATCGTTTACTTCGGCAGAGTCAAAACCTCCACTAGTCACTGGTAATGACGCACTATCCAATAATGCAGCATTATTAGTATTTGCTGCTTCAGTAGCACCCATTATAGCAGCAATGTCACGTGACCGGCTCATCTCTTATCCTTATGCGTAAGGTGAATCACCTAATAGAGCAGAATCCCAAGCGGCTTTTAATTCTGCAATTGTTGTAGCATTTGTAATTGCAGATGCAGCAGGTGCATCGCGAAGAGCGGTTTTCTTTGTTGCTGCTGCAGCTTTTGCAGTTGAATCGTCTGCCTCAATAGCACGCATATATTGAACATCTTGTTCTTCCAATAAAGGTTTACGAACCTCACGGATTTTATCTTTAAAAAGTGTTTTTGCTGTGTCAAGATCTTCACTGATTACATCACCAGACAAAGACCAAGCACCACGGAAATGACGATCAGATGGCACTGTTACGTCAGCAGCATTTGCCTGATTACCATCCTTGTCAACGATATAAGTAGTTGCCATTTTATTTCTCCTTAAGCAGCTTCTTTACTATTTATATTAGGATCTATCTTCCAAGCATTTCGCCACTCTCTCGTCTGAGGGAGTTGCTCTTTCTTACAGATGACCATCTTTGGCTTATTACCTTCATTCCATGTTTGCCAGATATGGTTAGGAATGTCTTTCATAATCAAATACTCAATAGCCTCTTCTTCACTCATAGGAGGCATAGGTTCTGTTTCATGTAGCAGATAACCACGAGTGTGTTTCTTAAAATCTGGTTTTGCTTCATCGTCAGCAAGTTCATGATAAACCCATACTGGTGGAAGAATACCACCATGCATTGCACATGCCATCCAATTTGGATCAGGCACAAGCACCTTTGCAGGTTCATCAACGTTATCTTCAAAGACAACACGATAGTCTGACTGATGTGGTTCAAGGTTATCCTTTGCCCAACACAGTCTGTCAAATAATTTAAATTCTTTCAATTCCATTATGCTAAGTCTCCCATACAAATAGAAGTTCCAATATCCCAATCAGCATCACCGACTTCAGAACCATTTCTTCCCATAATACGATGTTCGCTAGTAGTTGCTGTCGTATCTGCTTGTAATTCAGCAAATAAAACATCACCAGATATACCTACAGAAATAACAACAGTATAATCAGCTGCGGCAAAATTATTTGTAAATTGTGGTTTACCCGATCCTGTATAATTATCAACAAGAGAACTTACATTTAGACTACCATTTATAGATGCGTCGGTAAGGTCTGCTCTTATATGCACCTTTGCACTACCATTCACAACATACTGTGTACCGACAGTACCTTCTGAACTGTGCTGAATCTGATCTGCTACTATCTTACCGTATGCCATATCTTTATCCTACAAAAACTATGTCCATCCAAGTTTGCTGTGCCATTATATCTCCAGTAGTAGTTGATGTCCAATAACAACCAAATCCCCATTCAGATCCGGTTGTGAGTTCAGCATACATGCTTCCAAAAGCACTAGTAAAACCAGGAGTACCTTCTCCATGATCAAGTACTAATTTATTAGTATAAGGACTCCCCACATTATGTTCATTTAAATACCAATATGCCCAGTTCTCATTGCGATTTATTCTAAAACCACCAGACATATGATAAATACCATTTACTGGTACTGTAAATCTATATGTGCTAGTATTCCATACTATACCATTTGAAGATCGTACAGTATCATAAGGTATGTATGAGGCATTAGTAGTACTTGTAGTAGTACCGCAATATACAAAAGCATATGCTAAATCTGGTTTTACAAGTTGACCACCTAAACTCTGTAATCTTGCTGCGGTCATGCGAGGTCTCCAAAAAATGCCGCTGTAATATTAGGTACATCTTGAGCTGATTCACCAGCGGTATTTGTCTGTCTCCAAGAATTGATTCTTGCTACAGTAGTCGTTGGTTCTACATCATCTACATGCATGTCACCGCCAACATTAGCACCTGATTGATACCTTCCACCTGTTAATAATATACCATATTCTGTATCAGTATATGCATTTGTATGTGTTAAACTATAATCTCCAGTAGCATTATCAGTAATTGATGAATGATTTAAACTGTTATTAGCAGCTGGTGTCGTATTATATGCATCAAAATGAATCCACCCTTTCGCTGCAGTTTGCTGAGTCAGCGTGACAGGACCACCTGATGATGTCTCTACTGTATTTGCGTGTAGTGTACTCATGCTATCACCAATGTTGCACTATCG